TTGCCATCGGCTGTCTCGACGTACCAACTTTCCCTAAACGCCCCGCCCCAGTTCGGGCTGATCTCCGCAAGATCATTCAATACTTCCTTTGCGGCATTGCGCAACGCATCGAAAGCAGCCTTGCGAATATCGGGCGGCAGATTGCGCAGGTCATTGCCAAAACCTTTGCCGGCTCTTCTCGGGGCACGTCTTGCCATTATTCCGCCTTCGCTGTTACCTTGCTGGCGTACATGTTAAATTGGGCCGGGGCATTTTGCGGTCCCTGCACAATCAGCGCCTTGCCGTCAAGCGTTGTAATAATCTTGCCATCAAGCGTGGTCAGATAAATTGCCCCAGTAGGCGGGTCGCCGCCGCTGCCATAGGTGGGGTCGATTGCCGTGATCTTCCATCGCTTGCCCAGATATTGCAGGCGATCATTGGTCGTGATCGGCCACGGCACCGTTTCATGGTCAATCCATACTTCAACTTCATGCCCCTGCTGCACCCCGTCGCGCTCGCCTTGCATTGACTTGACAACAGCGCCGGCAGCGGGAATGACGGTTTCAGTTACGGTTGCCGTGCCGGTTGTTTCGTCGTAAGTGCCGGGGGTGATGCGAATGTAGGAAAGCGCTTGCGAGCGGAAGCGATCAACAAGCCGCTTGGCCAGTGGTTTAGCCCAAGCATCTTGCGGAGCACTCATTTACCCTCGAAACAATGGAATGACCGTTTCATTCTTGCGCGACACCCAGCAGCCGATTAAATCAAGCAGCCACGGGTACAGGCGTAGCACTGTTGGCGACTGCCTGCCAACACGCCCATCATTCGGCAGTACGCTTGGGCTACGGATTTGCGCGGGAGAGAAAAACCATTGCTCCAGATCGCCCAGCTTTTCTCTCGATACAACGGGCTTGGGCAGTTGATCGGCGGCGCCAAATACTGCCGTACTATCGTTAAACAATACAAGCGCCAGCTCTGAAGCGGCAGCCGTGTAGCTATCCTCCAGATCCCTGCCGCAGCATGTTTCTTCATCCGTACACCAGCGCAACGTGCGCAGTGCATCCTGGGCAGACTTGAGCGCCTGCCCTTTCTGGGTTGAGCTGAGCGCCGCCCAAGTGGCCGCCTTGAGCGTGGTCGCCATGTAGGCATCCGCATCGGCCACCTCGATCAGCTCGGGGGGCGTGCAGTTGCACGCCGGCTCGCCGCTGATGGCCGGACGAGGGTAGGGCTCGGCCAGGCGATGCCACGGCCACCAGCGGACGCTGCTCATGGCGATCAGACCGCAAACACGCGCCAAGCGGTGCCGTTGTTCCACACCAGGGCCTTGGCGGAACCACCGCCGGTAGGTGCAGAGCCGACAGCGGGGGAGGTGGCGTCGGTGACTACGCGGATGGGCCAGCCGGTATAGGTGGAGGCGGCGGGCAGGTTGGCGACAGTGACGCCAACTTCAAGGTCGAGTTGACCTTTCTTGGCCTTGACGGAATTGAAGGAAGCCATCTGAGTAGATGCGGGGCTCAGTCTCCAGCATAGCCCAGATCAGGCCATGAAAAAGGGGGCCGGAGCCCCCTGATCCATCGTCAGCGCAGGGCTAGTCGAGCCAGGCCCAGGAGTTGCGCTGAACCACGTTTCTGATTGTGGACTCGCCAACATTGTATTCCCTTGCGAGCCTGGCAATGCCAGCGCCCTCTGCATATTGCGCCCTAATCTTTCTCACCTTTTCTTCGTCAAGACGAGCCTTGTGCTGATCGGTGCCTCTTTTTAGCGGCGGCTTTGGTGACAGGCCCGTGGCTACCGCGTGCCTTTGGTTGTCACTGGGAGAAACCCATTCAAGGTTTTTGACTCTATTATCTTTCTTGTTGCCGTTTTTGTGATTAACCCACATGCTTTCGCGCTCGCCCAAAAAAGTTGCCGCAACAAGCGTATGCACGGTTCTGCTATTGTTTGCGCCAAGCGCAACCTGTAAATATCCAGCAGAGTGATTCGCTTGACGCAATACCACGCTGGGGAATACTCTCGACCTGCCGTCCCTGAAAACAATCCTGCGCTCTAGCGAGCGTACCCGTCCGCACGCGCTGGCTTGGTAGCCGGGGTATCCCGGAATGTCGCGCCATTCAATTTCGGCCATGAAAAAGAGGGGGTGTCGGCCCCCTCAGTATATCGTGAAAGCCCCGTCCTAAGAGACCGTTCCCCCGTAGGGACTGTTCACCAAAATTCGCACTGCAGGAATAAGGCGAGCATCGCCATACACCAGGCTGAAGTTAGCGCCAGTCGCCAGCTGTGCATTCGTGGGATTGTCGAAGTTGGCATTCCACGAAGTACCCGGAATGTGCTGCACATGATGGTAGTCGATGATGATACCATCTTGCTTGCTGGGCGCATTGCGATCGGGCTCGATCTCCATAGGGATCTGGTCGCCTTCCTGCATCACGCCATTGCCGGCCAGATAGCAGACGAACTGCCGCTGTTGGCCAGAGGTGCCGATGATCGGGCATTGATCATCAACGACCACTTGCAGACCGGCGAAGTAGCCAATCGAAGTGTCGCGGATGTTCACGCCACCAGCGCCGAATGCAATGTTCTGGCCAGAAGCCAGGTTGCCGGCGGGGTAGAAAGTGAGCTGACCGATCTGCTCAAGGTAAGCAGCAACCAGCGAGTGCATCACGATAGTCGTGATTTCGCTCTGGCGCTCATTGAGCTTGTAACGAGCCTCGATCACATTGCCGGCGGTGAGGTAGTTGGCCTCACCGGCGCCAGTGGTGACGGACTTGTTCAGGTTGTTGGTGGCATTCAGCGGGCCACCAGTGCCAAGCAGACCTTCCATCTGGGAGATGAACTTGGCAGTGCGCAGCTTGTCCATTGCCGGCGCAAGCTGGCTGGACAGTACCACCATCGGATCTTCGCCAATGGCAAGCCGGGTCAGCTTGTCAATGGCGTAAGCAAAACCGCGATGGGTGATGGTGGCGTACTGCGTACTGGCCTGGATCTTCTGGAAAGTGAAGTGACCTTCGCCAGAAGTGCCCCAATCGTCGCTGGAGGTCATGCGCTCTTCAACCGGGTTGAGCGGCTTGAAGAAAGGCGCCTCGATCCGAGTGCCGGTGGTGGCAGTCAGGCCGGGGTTGGTTGCAATGATCCCCGAGCGGATCATGCGGGATTGCAGGAAAATCTGCTCTTGGAGGTATTGGGCGAACGGTGCAGAAGTCGCCAGCCGTGTCAGGCTCGCAACATCGCTCTGAAACGTTCCGCCGAGGTTGCCGAGATAGGCCACTGGAGGAAAAGCAAGGTTTGCGTTGACACGACCGCGCAGCAGTCATGTTGTGCTCGGGGATCAGCGCAGCCTCACCCTTTGCTCGCGGCGGCAGCCGCTTCAGCCTTGAGCTTAGCAGCAAGGTCTGGGTTGTCGAGTTCCAACGTGATGCGCTGGGTCACATTGCCGCCAGGCAGGTACGGGTTGCCCGAAACCTCGATGGGGTCGCCGCTGGCCGGCCTTGAGCCCATGCCGCCTGCCCCCCTGGGCTTGAGGTGATGGGCATACTCGGCGTCGTTGCGCAGCTTGCCGGCCAGCTCTCCAGGGGTCACCTCAGCGCCCCTGAACAGCACCACGGTCTTGCCGTCCTTGTCCTGCACGGCAGACTGAAACAGCGCCCAGAGCTGCATCGGCGCAAACGCTTCGCTGCCCACGCCGGCAACAAAATCAGCCCGCAGCCGATCCTTGGTGCGCTGCTCTTCAGCTTGCTGGATGGCCTGATCCTTCTCTGCAATTTGTTTTTGCAGCTCTTCCTTTTCCTTGCGCTCGCGCTCCAGCAGCTCAGCAGTTTTGCCCTGCTCTTCCAGCTCCTTTTTCTTGCGGGCATCTTCCCGATCCTGCAATTCCTTCAGCTGCTGCTGCAGCTGCTTCTTTTCGTCCAGAATCTCGCCCTTCTTGCCATCGACTGCAGCAAGACGCTGCTCCAGCTCTTCTGCCCTTGCGGCCCTTTCCTGCAGCGCAGCGATTTCTTCCGGCGTGAGCGTCATGGGATGTTTGATGGATGCGCTACAGTGTAGCGCGTAGCCGCTCAAAAGCACCAATGGCAACCGTTGATCCCAAAGCACCGGCTCGCGCACCCGCGCCGGCCCCCAAGCCCGCCCCTGTTGCGGAGGTTGAAGCCGAAGAGCCCGCCCCCGAAGTGGAGCGGGTCAACATCGCCGGCCTGGTGCTGGAAAAGACCGTGTATGCCGATGGCATGTGCGAGACTGAGGTGCTTCAGGAGCCGATGATCGCCCCTGAGCTTGTACGCTCGACTCGCGCCAGTCAACGCGCTCGCGGGCACTGATCACACGCACCGCAAAGCCCCTGAGCAGCTGCACAACGCAGAGGCTCAGGGGCTTTTAGCATGTCGTCATAAATCTCAAGCGCTTTTTGCTCAATCAGTATCAGCAGCCGATTCCTCGCTTCCTGTACTGTCGTCGTCATTTGCACTTTGCAGTTGTTGCTGCTCAAGCATAGCACGCTGACGCAACTCCTCTTGCAAAGTCTTGGTGTCTGCGGCGAGTTGCTTCAGGTCAACATCCTCAGGTATCCATTCGCCGTGATACAAGATCTTGTGAAGCAGCTCAAGCGTAATCTGCCCCTTGTCAGACAGATCGCTTAGCACGCTCACGTCTTGACCAAGCAAGCGGTAGAAGTCAAAGTCCTTGCTAATAATAACTTTTGGCGGCTCTTTTTTGTTGTACTCCGATGCAATCCTAACCGCTTCATTTAGCGCCGCCTCAAGTTCTTGCGCAGCAACAGATAGCACGCAATTGGCTTGCTGCTGATCAATGCGCTTAGCGTCAGCGCTTTCGGCTACAAACTTCTGCCCGAGCAGTTTTGTAACGCCCAAATGCGAGATTTCATTTTCTAAGCGGTCCAGCAGCTCACCTTGTGCGACAAATGAACCCGCATCGCACTGCACCCAGTACGCTTTTGTGTTCGGATTCATCTTGATGGCATAATTCAGCCCCGTCACACCCTCCTCGCCTTCATAGTCCTCAAGCACAAGCAGGCCGATGGCAGCAATGTGCAGCGAATGCAGCAAGTCAGCCAGCCGGCGGTAATGAGCGATGTTCAGGTGGGCAACATCCGCCAATGGCGGCGAAGCGCACAGGAATCCCTCGCGTTCAGCGTAAATGCTGACCAGCGGAATGTAGCTGAGATCGTAACTACCGCTTTCGACTGCCTCTTGCTTGTCCGCCTCAAATACTTGGTATGCGCCTGGGATGATGATGCGTGCGATGGGCACATATTCTTCACCATACGTCCCTTTTGCTGTTTTACGTTCCTCCTGATAGCGGAAAATCGTCAGCGGGGCACCGGGTTGATCGCTTTCCCGCCGGCTGCCCAGGTACTGCCACGGGTCCACCGGCACCAGATACGGGCGCAGGGGATCGAGTTCATCGGCAGCAGTGCGGGCCTTAGGGCGCTTGCGGGCATCAACGATCAACGATGACATGCCATACGTCAGCGCCACTTCAAGCCGCTTCTTGGCAAATTGATCAAGCGATGAGCCGTCACCGTCTACATCCTTGCGCCATGTCTCTGACCACCACGGATCGCCGCCTTCCAGCTGAATCTGCCGCCTGAGCACCATGCCCGCAGCGTTGTGGATCAAGCGCTTGGTGAACGGTGCCAGCACCGACAGATTGACGCGAGCCTGCCACGGGTCGTATTTGACGCCATCTTCTGTTTCTGCCGGATTTTCGCGTGGTTCACGCGGCAGATACACTTCTGCATTTTCGTGCAGGTATTCGGTGCCATTCGTCACCGCTTGCATGATCTCCCACTTTCTGCGCATCCGCAGATTCGTGAGATCCATGAAAAACGGGCTATCGTTATCCGTGTAGCGCCGATGCGTCAGCCTGATTCTTGTAATGTCCATTGCAGCGGCGCATGAAACCACACTCTAGCCTGAGCTACAGTCGGCGGGCAAACCTCCGCATGATGCAGTGACTGTTGCCGCCCCAGCGAAGCCACGCCAGAGCGGTGATTTCCTGGCCGGCAGAAATGCGCTGTCACTGCGGCCTGTGCAGGGACGCATTTTTCGGGATCGGCGCCGCTTTCGCGTCGTGCTGGCGGGCCGGCGGGGCGGAAAGACGGTGCTTGGGGGCGTTGAGCTGTTGCGTGGCGCGGCTGAACGCACTGGCGTGTATTACTACGTCGCGCCAACGTATCGAATGGCCAAAGATATAGCCTGGGATACATACAAACGCATTATACCGGATCGCTGGATACGGAAGAAGAATGAGTCAAACCTAAAAATCGACCTGATCAACGGCTCCAGCATTTACCTTAAGGGCTCTGAAGATCCCGACGCATTGCGCGGCCCTGCGCTCACGGGCGTTGTGCTAGACGAGTGCGCGTTTCAGACAGAATATACTTGGCGTTCTGTTATTAGGCCGGCATTGTCCGACCGTGGCGGCTGGGCATTATTCACGACCACGCCATCCCCCGAGGGTACTGCGGGATGGTTTTATGAGCTAGTGCTGCAACTGCAGGGCTCTGACGATGTGGACCCTGGGCTGGAGCAACTTGACCCCGAACAGTGGGGGCTTTACGAATACACGTCATTGCAAGGCGGAAACATTCCGCTGGCCGAAATTGAGGAAGCACGTAGAACGCTTGCGCTAGAGGTGTTTGAGCGCGAATATGAAGCTAAAATCCTGTCGAATACAGGGCTAGTGGCATCGTGCTTCTCAATGCTAAACCTTGACTCGACTGTTGAAGATGACCTCAATCTGCCGCTTTACATCGGCATGGACTTTAACAACGACCCATTAACCGCTATTTGCGCCAATATCGTGCGAGTCAAGGGTCGAGCCGTCGAATTGCGTGTTTTTAACGAGTTGAACTTAAAAGGTGCGACGACTTGGGACATGGCAGAAGTGCTCAATGATCTTTATGGCGAAAATCGACGTAAAATTGCCTGCCCCGACCCCACCGGCAAGCGCAAACAAACTTCCGGCGTAGGTGTGAGCGATCATCAGATCCTCCGCAAGGCCGGAATTACAGTCTACGCCCCCGAGGCCCCATATAACATTGCTGACAAGATACGGGCGGTCAATGCAGCGCTGCGTACAGCTGATGGCGAGGTGCATACCAAGATCAACCCACGCTGCCGTGAGTTGATTAAGAGCTTCAGGACTTTAGGCTACGCTGAAGGTACGCGAATGCCAAACAAGAAGCTCGGCGTAGACCACTCGTTTGACGCCTTTGGTTATTTATGCCTGGGTCGCTTCAACATGAATAAAGGGGAGACAGGGGCGATTACTACGCACAGAGTCTACTGATTGCCCAGATTCTCTACATTTTCTCATTTTTCGTCGATTCTGCCGGCGGTCGCAGCCCGACGATCATCCCTCCGCACCAGACCAATCGCGTCGTATCGACAATCTGCTGCTCCGGCGGCTGTTCCGTGTACCACAAATGCCCGCAGCTATCACATTTGCGTCTGCGCACTCGCATTCCATCGTCAAGCCGATCTGTTTGCTGCACTGTTGTTTTTTTATGCGTGCAACGCGGGCACGGAAAGACGCTGATTCGCATTTCGCCTTGAAATTGCATTTTATTTTACCACAGCCGGCGGGAGATGGGGTAGTATGGAGCCATGGAACGCCCAACGACTTACACGATGGTCAAGCATGACGGCCAATCTGGCTGGAAGCTGCCATACGCCTACAAGCTGCTGCCCTCTGGCGGGCGTGTCGTTGTCATTGACCCCAATGGCGTCTCGCGGCTTGTTTCGCGCAAATCATTGACACTGCACTAAGCAGCGTGGTATTATGTGAGCGCATTACACTTGCTTCATGGCTAAATCACGCACTATCACGCTCCCCAGCTTTTCTGGCAAAGACTGGAGAGTGACATACGAAGAGCCCGAGCTTCGGCTTGTCTTTGATGAGCCGGCGGGGGAATGCCGTAAATCAGCTGAATCAGCGCTCAAGCCGCGTCTTGATCTCGTCCCCACTGCTGCTATCGAAGAAATTGCTGCCGTGCTTACCTTTGGCGCCGGCAAATACGGTGATAACAACTGGTGTCGTGGTGCTCGCTGGGGGCGGTATTATGCTGCTCTGCTGCGGCATTTATTTGCTTGGTGGCGTGGTGAAAATCTTGATCCCGAAACTGGGCTGTCGCATCTTGCACATGCTGGGTGTTGCTTATTGTTTCTGCTTACATATCAGCGCAACGGCTGGGGTACTGATGATCGTTTTGCCGGCAGTGATGGAGCTGCGTTTGTCAAAGATGATGGGGTCTGATTTTTTCTAAAATCTGGTGGGAATATGGGGGTTGAGCTTTTAGGGATTTGACCCCCGCCCCCCTGTTTGTGCTGCGGCTTTGTTGGTGGGGGTAAGTGTGGTGGGGATAATGGGGGAGCGTAAGTGCGTTGTTTGGGAGGGGGAGGTGGAGGGGGTAAGAGACCCCCATGCGCGGCGCGAAAACCGCAATCCTGCCCCCCGTTTGCTATCACGGGAGGCGAGAATCACGGCTGCTAACTATAGCTTAATCCCCATATCCAAAGCTGTAAGAATTGTCGCGCAAATCGCAGACCACACCGCGCAGAATATAGATATGATCTGACAGCTTGTCACACTGTTTTAGATATGACATAGCGTACGCCATATCTAGCAATTGTTGAGCATGGCCGTAGGCCTGGTGCATCCAGGGCTGGGGGCCGTTGCGCCTATCCTGCTCAATAATGCGCCGAATCGTTGCGACTGACTGACTCGCGGTCCTGGCAATTGTTCCGTTGTTCATGGCTGGTTGTTTGGTTGGCTCCCATACAGTAGCATGGATTAACCGCGCTAGGCATGGGAGCCGTTACATTTGGTCACACTTGCTTAAGCCGCATCGCCAGCACCGTCACGGCATCACACGCCCGCACACCATAGGGTTGCGCATCGTGATATTTCATAAAAGATGCCTCTTCCTCCCAGCTATTGACGGACCAATTGTCGCCTAGTTCGCCATCGCAGAATGCTTCAAACTGCGCAGATTCTTTATCGGTCAGTCCTGACTCGTCACCGTTAACTAGCGCGGAAAGCCAGTGCTCTGGCACGTCTAGAGTTTTAGCCTCAAACCTAGACTTAGGATCAGTATTGATCGCCTCACATTGCGCTTCAATACTGAGAGTCCACAGGAAACAAGCGCCGTCACCTTCACTTGCCCCCAGATAGCAACCACTGGGAGCAGCCCAGTTCAAAGCGTCAAACAATTCTGACACTATTTCACCGCTAATCTCACTTAGCCTAGGTGGCAGGTCTAGGCACATGCCACCATGCTGGCCATGCGCGACTATGGCGGCAGCAGGCTGCCATAAATCACGGTCTAGTGTGATGCCTAGTCTCTCAGCTTCATTGATCAAAGCGGAACATAAGTGATCGGCTCGCAGCGTATCAGTGGAAACAATGGGAGAATCAGCGATTAAAGCAAGCATGAGATGATAAGCGATGGGATGATGGGAAAAGGTCAAACTAGCCTAGGAAGCTCGGCTAGCGTAGCGTTAAACTGCTCAATGAAGCAGCGGTTCGCGTATTCTCGGCACTCTGCAGAATGCTCCCTGGCCTCCTGCCATAACCAGTCACGCTCGCGCAAGACACCATAAGCGTTACGGTTAACCAGTTCGGTGATGATTGAGCGCAGCCTGACAGCTCCACAATCTGAATACATGTATTCAAGAATAGCCTTAGTCTGACGCGTTAATGTATTGCGCAGATTGGCTGCCATAGTGTCACAGCTGACCATAGGATTAGGGTCAGCTGGCAGATTAAAAGTTTGGCAATACTGGCTATGTAGGCCAATTAATAGATCAGCAACCTGCCAGGGTCGCATATAGGCAAACTCAGACAGCGTGGATGCAGGATAAAGCATGGCAGAATTGAGCGGATGAACAACGACAGTTTAGGCAAGCTGCGACGCTTGCCCATGGGAGCTTAACATTTAGTTACAGTCGCCGTGGAAGCGCCACAGGCCATCATCCGTCCCAAGCCAGCCTGATACGCTCCGCTTGCCTACGTTAACCCGTGCCGGGACACTAAAGAATGTATCCGGTTCGCCCGTAATGTATGCGGTTCGGCGCTGGTTGTCATCGCAAACCGCGCCGATGACGCGGGCCAGGGTGGGTCCACCCATCCAACGTGTGTAGCCTACAGTCTGGCCGTGCTCGTTAACCTCTTCAGTATCAACACGAAACTTAAGTGATGCCATAGCGCTTGAATGCTTGATTGCCCCCAAACACTAGCGCAGAATTGCACGCTACGGGGACAGACCCTTAACGTTCTGTCACAATGGGCAGACAGACTGCAGCGCTACATTCTGCCGACCCAGTGTGCTACGCCAGTCTGAGCGGTTAGCTTGTCTGCCAGTCGCCAGGCAGCCGCGACCGTTTGCGGGGAGCGGATCAACTCCCAGCGGTTAGCGCGAACAATGACAATCATGGCAAAATGAATGAATGGCGCCGGATGAATGGCGCCGGATGAATGGCGCCGGATGAATGATCAAAACTCAATTACATAAAAGTCTGGGCTAATTTGCGAAGCATGGCGCGGCTTGACGCTGTTCAGTTCGCGCTTTTGTGCAACTTTAATT